AAGCTGTTTTGCAGTTGGAATTTTTCTCATAGCATCAGGTAAAAAATTCTCTCTGTCTTCCATCAAAGTGTCTAACAATAATTTAGGGTCCGTTTTAAAAAATTCAGACACAACCCCCTCAAGAAAATTTGCTGACTCAGCGTCACCTAATTTCTCTGCTCCTCCAAATTTTTGAAGCGCTGAATAAGTTCTAAGCTTTAAAGCTTCTGTAAACATTTTTTGTGCTGGATTATCAAAAATTTTTGTTTCACCCCCTTCATCAAAAAAAGCAAACTTACCATTTTTCCAAGTAAGTCTTTTATCAACAAGATCTACCTTATTTTCCAAAGAACCTATTTGAGGAGTCGCCGATTTCCAAAAATCTTTAAATAGTTTGCTATCAAGACCTTCTGGTTTATCCGGTTTTAAAGCTTTCCTAGCAGCGGGTGCTGCAACAACTACGGCATTTCTTTGCTCGCCGGAAAAAAATAATTGTTTTCCGCTATCACTAGCTTCAACTCTTGTTGATGTGCCATCAGATACTCGTCTAATAGGAATTACTGGCCCGTCTGGTTCGTTATCTGAGTTTAGCAATCTTGCAAACTGCGATTGGGATATACTAGGCTTACCACCTGCGCTAGCTTTGTCAGGTTTAACCCTAAGTTGCCCTTCTCCGTCACCAAGTACTACTGTGCTACCTGCTTTATAAGGATCCCCTAACGTCTTTGTTACATCAGCCGTTAACGTAAAATTAGGTGTACCACCGGGAGCACTGGGTATTCTAACATTTGTTAATACATCAATCCATTTACCACCAACCCGCATTTGCATGGGACGGTCTTTTCTATTTGTATCTTTAAGACCTGTTTTAGGTTTTAAAAGACCAGCGGCAATCTTACTTATTTCTGTATCAATAGCCGTTTTATCAGCTAAAGCTGCTTGGTAAGCTGTTGAACTTATGCGACCCTGTGCTTGAAGTTTTCCAAGCCTAGCCGCCATTTTTTGTTTTTTAGAATCACTTGCAACCTTACCTGCGGCTCCCGCCAAAGGTGCCAGTAAAGTACGCGATAATGTTGAAACAGGGGATTCACCGGGTTGAGCTGAAGCACCTGCCGCTCCAAAACCCGCTTGCATTAAAGCCATTGCAAAATTTAACTTGGCCGAATCATCAGCTTGCTCCACCATGTCATCATAAATTTTAGTATCCATACCCGGTAGACTAGCCAAACCTTTCCGGTAAGGCTCTATTGATTTTGGGTTAAACGGAGTGCGAACGCTTTCAAGGGCACTTCTTATACCCGGAAGACTTGTTAGACGAGGATCCATTTTTATTGGTGGTGCCATTAAAGCCTCCTAGACCATTTCAGTTTCCATAGGCATTGGCATTGGGGGAGCTTCCCCGCCTACCGCTTCCATCATCATTTGGTCCATGGACCCTGGGCCTTGAGACATGCCCCCTACAGTACCAACCAAACCTGCTGCTTCATCAGCCATTCCATCCATCATAGTGTCTACAGCGAAATCAGCAATCCCACCTTCAGAACCACCTACTTCAGACAACTCTTCTTGCATTAAAGCTCCAATACCCGTGTCAATCTGGGCTAGTTGAAGGGTTGGTTGGACAAGAGCCAAAACCGAATCAGGTGTTTGAGAAGCGTCCTCTGGACCTACTACGGAAGCTAAATCACTACGGTAATCTTCGATTGTCCTGTTGTCATCCCAAACACTGTTCATAATATCTACCATATTACCAGCCATGTCTAGGTTATTCAGGCTTCGATCAACTTCTTCCCGCGTACCTTGCTCAAGTGCATCCATCATTAATTCATCTGATGCCTGATCAAACTCACCTGTAATTTGTTGCATCATCTCAGGAGGCATCTGGTCCATAGCTTGCATCATCTCAGGAGGCATGGGAGCAGCCGCTTGAGGAGGCATACCACCCATCTCAGGAGGCATACCACCCGTGGCTAGACGAAACATTGGTCTGTTGTAGATATTACCGGGCATTAGAAAAGACCTCCAAGTTGTTTAGCGGCAGCAGCCGTTCCTAGCAAGCCTGTTCCTAAACCTGCTATTTGTTGAAAAGTAGTTGGGGCGGGAGCCGTTGGGGCTACAGCACTACCAAGTGTTTGTTGAGTAGACGGGGCACCTTTGTATATATCAGAAAGAAAAGCTACACGGCTATAAGGTTCCATAAGTTGGCGTTGTTGATTTTGACGGGCAGCTTCTAAAGTACCCTGCTCTAACTGCTGCTGTTGCAAGCCTAGTTTCTGCATTGTTTCAACATCTCTTAGCCCTGTAGTTTGTGCTAACTGTCCTGCTGATAACTGTTGCCCACCAATAGCTGCTTGTTGAGTACCCAAGCCACCCAGTAACTGACCTATGCCACTATAAAGACCCGACTGCCCTTGTTGCCTTCTTTGCTGGTTTTCAAACGCTGTACCACCTGTTTGAAGAGCTTGTAAAAAGTTTTGTGAGTTAAGTTGGGCAAGAGCCTTGGCCCGTGCATCTTGCAAATTTCCAGCAAGCTCACTTTCTGCAATACCAAATCTGCTTCCTCCGAAAGCACCCGCACCTACTGCTTGCGCTCCTAACTGATTGCCTTGCATAAGACCTTGTTTGTTTAACTCTGCCATAGTCGCGTCTATGACATCTTGCTGGTAAGGGTTCATGTAAGCTGAAAGATCTGTAGGTTGGTATAAACCAGCAGTCCCTTCGGCAGCCAATCTAGCTTGCTCAACAGGTGTCATAGCCGTTCCTAAAGTAGAAAGGCCCGCGCCTATTGTTTGATTTCCTTGCTGAAGAAGGGGTTGGAAACCGCCTATACCGCCCGGTTGGTTAGCCGCGGCAAAAGCAGCCTCTTGAAGAGGTGTAAAACCAGCTACCTGTTCTTGCGGTAACTGAATAGGAATGTCTGCTAAATCCTTTGCGGATCCAAGAAGCCCCATTTTTATGGCTTCTATCTCAGGGGCTTCCCTGTAAATTTGTTCCTGTATAGTTCTTGTTACCATAATTAAGCCCTCATCTGAAGGTTACGCATAAGGTTATATAAATTAGAAGCCCCTGCATTATAATCCCCTCTTCCTGAAGGGTCGGCCCCTGCTACCGATTCTGCGTTAAACACAAATTCTTTGTCGGATAAATATCCGGGAATACTGTCTGAAGTAGTAGTTCCGGGACCCCGCACATAACCTGCAAACTGAGGTAACTCATTGTTTCTAGGTTGTTTATTCATGTAGCCACCTTTATTTGCAGAAAACATACCAGAAGGAACACGCGGATAAGAAGAAGGTGCATATCTATAAGGATTTATATCGGCTACCTTGTACTTTCCAGGGTTTGCTTCATAAAGTGGGTTATTGCCTCCTTTTACATAATCGCTGTCTACATAACCTGGAAGATCTTGTTCAGATACCTCTTCAACAGGAACTGGATCAAAGGCACCACCAGCATAAGCGGCAAGTCCACCAGCCGCGGCTAACGGTCCATATTGTTGCATTAAACTAGGGGCTAAAGATTTTGCCGTTACAGCTTTTTCAGCGGCTTTTCCCGCGTTATCAGCTAAAAAAGTTAACATTCTATCACCCGGATCGGCGGTTAATCCAAAAGGTGAATTAAGAATTTTATTAACCCCCTGATTATAAGCAGCGTCTTTTGCAGCGGTTACGGCAGCGTCACCAAAAAGTGCTTCACCGCCAGAAGGTTTAAACGTAGGTTGGGCTAAAGGGGTGTATTGCCTAAGTTTATTAACAGAAAGGCCACTGTCAGCAGGTCCCAAGGCCGCACTAACATTGCTGGTTGCTGGAAGGGTAATATTTTTACTGACTTGTTGAGCAGAGCTCATCGGAATATTTGATTTTAAATAATCATCTTCATATCCCCCATATAAAAATCCTGCGTCTGCATCTTCAGGAGCCCTTAACATAAGATCCCCTAAATTCCCGTCACTCAAACGCTGTAGTTGAGTAGTTTGGGACGGAAGATTTGATCCAGTAAAGGCATCAGATACACCTTGACCAAAACTTTTTCCTCCTAACATAGACTGTCCACCGCTTAATAAAGCACTTGTGCCTGCTGACACAGCAGCCGCTTTAAAAGCATCTTTAAGACTTCCGCCGCCAGCCAAGCTTCCAAGACCGCCGCCAAGTGCCGCAGCACCTAGACTACCGGGTCCAAACGCAGTACCAAGGAAAGCAGGACCACCAAACACACTAAGAGCTATAGGAATTGCATACGGTGCAATTTTCTTAGCTGCTCCAAAAGCTTTTTTAGCTGCTCTTTTTACTTTTCGAAAAATTTTACTAAAGAAAAATTCAGGAAGCCCCGTGTCAGGGTTAATGCTGTTAAGCTCATTACCTACAACAAATTCTTGTGGATCAAGCCCCATTTCTGTCATTTGATTAAAAAGAAGAGCTTTAATTTGGGGGTTGGCGTTGAGTACTTCCATAGGAATAACAGTCTCGCCTTCGGCTGCGTGAACAATATATATGTCACCATTCCTACCGTACTCAGCTAATTTTTCTGCTTGTTTTTGAATTGACGCAATGCCAATAGGGGCCATCTCGTAATCAGGAGAAACCTCCGTAAAAGATTGTATACCCGAAGATAACTTTTTGTGTGTGGGTTGTGTTACCATTATGAAAGCTCCAGTACGCTTGCAAAAACATAAATTTTTGATGCTGTATCGCAATTAAATATTAGCGTATCACCAGTTTCTAATATAAAAGGTCCGGCGAGGGACGTATTTGCGAGAGTTCCAAGGCTTATCTTATCCAACGTAGCGGTAACAGAAGCAGAACTGTCGGTTATCTTAGGATAAATAACTATAGTGCCACTGTGAGAATTATACAAGTTAATGTTCTTAATAATAGACTCAGTAGCAGCAGGGCATGTGTAAGATACTACATCTCCGGTAGCCCCAATTAACTTAGTTATGTTTTTATAAGCTGCTGACATATTTCATTCCATAAACCAAGTTATTGCTCTGTTAGCATCCTTGCCCTCAATCTCAGCAGGGAACTCCATTTTAGTAAGAGCCATTTCTATGTCTCTCAGTATTCTTTGCATAGCATCAGGATCGTATTCCGTGGTAGCATTCGGAAAGGTGTGGTCTAACAAAGAAGCCATTTACCTTCTCCCATCCGGTCGCATGTCCATACGTAGATCACCTAAAGTCCAAGCAATGTCTGTAACACTGCTTTCAATCCTTAAAACAGCCTGTCTTGACCTACCCCTTAAAAAAGCTTGTTGAGTGCTGGAATTAACCGCATTGGTAGAATTAGTAGAGAGGCTGTTTGAAGGAAAGTCTCTTGTTTTTACAATGTAGTTTACAGAAGCCTCTGCATCACTACTTGTAATGTCAATATCTGGAATAAGTTTATTCATAAACATAAATTGTTCGCCATCTCCTAAATCAAAATCTCCAGATTCAATAAAAGATGTCATAGGAGAACCGTCATTGTCATCTCCTGATTCATGTACATAAGTATAATTAACACCACTAGCTTGACCAGAAGCTCTCGGGTTATCATGTATACCGTAATCAACCCAAGCTGTTCGAGACAACGTACCTAAGTCCCAGGTGTTCTCCGTAAAGTTAAATTTAACATAACGATCTATTTCTGTACTATCCGCAGAAGGGTAAAACCAAAACACCTCATCAAACATTTTGTTAGATGCTGCAAAACATTTAAAGCTTTGATCTAGGTTTATGTCATCAAAAACATACCGCAGTAAGGTACACGGAATAACTTGAACACGGCCTGTGTAAACATAAAAGTTTTCCCGGTCCATCCAGAAAACCTGATCACCTACCGTTACTATAGCATTAGGCCCTATTATTGAAATATTACTTGCAAGCATACTAAAACCAAAAGTAAAAGGAGGCCCAACAAACCGCATTGCATGAAGGTTTACATCTGTCCATATTAATATTTCCTGCCTTGTTTTTTGAGCAGCGATAATTTCAGAACCAGAAGAAATTCTTTGCGAACCTGCTGTGTTTGTTGCGGTAGGTGTCCAATCAACAGGGTTTTCCTGATCTGACCAACGTACCATCAGAAGATCTTGTTCCGTTTCATTTAAAGGGTTGCATCCAAAACAAACAACATGTCTATCAGCACCCGATACCATAATTCGTCTTGTTATAGTAGGCGCACCAGAAGCTCCTGATTGCGAAGTTAAGGAACTAGCTCTATTTGTCAGCCCTAGTGTTTTATCCCAGTAAAACGGACCTCCGTCATAAACATTAAATATAAGATCTTCACCCCAGTTATCTTGGCTGTATAACCGTATATTAGATCCTGTTTGAGCCGCTGTGGCAGAAGATTCACCCCATCCTACAAAATCATTAGCTTCTCTTACATCAACACCATCTGAATGAGCAGCCGCAGTTGTTCCTCTAACTCCTCTTACTACACCAGCATTTATTGTGTGAGTTGATTTACCTGTGTATTGAATAAGTTCGTCTTCAATAAGCATTAAACCTACAAAAGTTACACTTGCTCCGCTAGAAGAACTAGCTGCTGTTGTCCCGTCATCTCCCCTAGTTATAGAACCAAAAGTATTTCCTATATTAGTTCCGTAACGTATTTTTTCACTACCTATTAATATAGTTCCTTTATCAGGAAAAGAGCTAGAATCTGCTACTGTTATAACTGTAGCCGAATCTGAAAAATTGGCGTTAGTAGTAGTTGCCGCCGTTTCAAAATCAGATGCGCTGGTAAGAGTAAAGGATGTATCTGAATCACTAATGCCACCGCTGTCATTCAACGTGGTCTGAGCATAACCTGTTGAATAACCACCCCACAAACCAGCACCAAAACCTGTTCCACTTACCACAGTATTTAATCCAGTATTTATTTGATAGGCAGCTACTACAGAAGAACCTCCACCCGTAAGTGTGCCTGAACCAGCAGATCCCGCAGTAGGTATTGTATAACTGTTTGAATCAATAACAGTTATCTGATGTTCTGTGTTTAGTTGTGCCGCAGTAATACTATTTACGGCTGTTGCCCCGCTAATAGTAACAAAGTCATTGGTCACTGCACCGTGGGCCGGAGCCGTAACCGTAACTACTCTACTACCATTTACCGTTGTTAAAGGATTTGCTCCTAAAGTTGTTGTAGCTCTTATAGGCGTTATGTCATTATAAGCGCCTCCTTCTTCAATATAAACTTTGGTTTCCGTACCAAGGCCCATGTACTTAGAACCATCTAAAGCAGCCCAAACATGCAATGACCGACCCGTTCCTTGTATAACGTTACTACTAAGCCTCGTCCAACCACCCATTTTCTCAGGGCGGCCTTTGCGAAAACGTATAAGATCTGAGTTAAACCAACCGCCTTCATCGGCGTAAGAAGTGCTTTCTCTATTTATACCCGGCTTAAATTGAACTTTTACTAAAGGCATAGAATAATTTCCTTATATTTTCCAAAGCATTCCTGCCATAAGTAATATTAAAGCGCCAGCAGAAGATAGTAGAATAACCTCAATCCTTTTTATTCTTAGAATTGTTTCTTTCCATCTTTCCGCGCAAACCGCTTCATGTGTATTCATACGAGATTCAAGATCTTTTACTGTAGTCAAGATCTACTCCTATTTAGTCTTTGCCCAAAAAACTATACCTATTATAGCTATTGTGCCTATTAATAATACAACTATGTTTTTCATTATTTCAAAAGCTGCGTCTAATTGTTTTGCCTTACGTTCTCTTTCTTTTTTTCTTGCCGACTTATGTTTCTCAACTAACTCTTTTTGTTCTAATATTATATTATCCCAAGTACCATGTCCAAATCTTCTGTTAATTAATAACGACATCTGGTCTAAAGCTTCATCAGCCATTTTTCTTTCTATGTGAGCTTTAGCAACGTTACCTATAGAAAACCTATCTGCACTGTCTCCTAATTTTCTTTTTAACACAGAGTCCCATTTTGCAAGAATAGGGTTAGGTATTTTAGATTTTGCTACTTGAGAAGAGCCTTTAAATAAATTATCAATATCTCCTGCTATCTCTGATACGTCTTTTGCTGTTCCTATAGCACCTCGTATGCCTTTTACAGCACTTTGTACTAACGCTAATCCAGCTAAAATTTCCGCGACCATAACATTTCTCTATTACTCTACTTCAACCCAACCCTTGGAATTGTCAGCTTGATAAGCATCCTCATCCCAAGAATATTTCTTGTCGTCATCAGGCATCGTAATTGGTGGTTGCCAATCGTCATCACTATCTAAGGCCCATGAAGCGAAAGGTTTTGGAGATATAAATTTATCCTTAGTAGAATCGTAGCTGTAGCCAACACCCGCAAATTGCTTGCGAATTTTATTGTTGTAGCTAGTTTTCACCCAATCATCTGCATGAACTTTATCTTTTAACCAAGCGATGCAAGCCGCTTCACCGTCATTAGTTTCCATGTCGTTATCCATTACGAGTACTTGAACAACTATTTTATTTGAGTTCACTTGAGCATAGTGTGCCATTATTTAATCACCTTTAAGTCTGGCTCCAGTATTTCTGGAGGCTGGGAGTTTTGTTTTTGAGTTTTGCCTTTTTCAAAAACATCGCATTTCCCCCATTTCATCATGGAGGGGAATATACTAATAATTTGACCTTGTATCGTCACAATCGGTACGGGTGGATTAGCCACGCACAACACTTCACCTTCGGCTTGGCTCTCCATACTGTGACTACATTTATCGCAACTTTTTTGCATTTTAATTCCTATCTAAATTTTGGTCCAAGAAACCACACGACTAACGAATATCTATTTCCTTTTGTTACCTTTTCTACGCAGTGTTGCATGTACGATGGAAATACAAGAACGCTTCCTTTTCCTTTAATTGTATTTTCTTCTTCTTCATAAAATTTAAAATCTCCACCTTCGTAATCTTCGTTTAACAATACTGTCATCGACAACTTTCTTGTTTTATTGTGAAGCCAATTATTTTCTGGCTCATTGTAAACTGTTACACCGTCTCCATCCGTGTGGTAATCATAAAAACAACCCTTACTGTACTTACCGATTTGCATAGTCTCTGCGGCATCTACTTCAAAATTCCAACCAGACTGTCGATTTGCTGATCGCATATAATCAAAAACTAAATCAAACAGCCACTGCTCCGTTGTCCACGCAATATTTGTCTTTCGTTTTCCTTTGCCTCTTTCTCCTTTAGTCGTTGCCTTTTGCCATTGTTTTTCTGCTAGTTTTATTATTTTATTACACGTTTTAGAATCCACCGCATTATCAAAACGCCACCAAGTAATTTCTCCTGCCATCTATTTGTATTTGTATCGAACAATTACGATGCCAGAGCCGCCTGATGTTCCGACACCAGCACCCGCTGATCCACCGCCTCCGCCGCCAGTATTTACTGTTCCCGCTACAGGGGCTGGGCTTCGGTTATAATTACCACCAGTACCACCACCGCCCGAACCGCCGGCACCGCCGCCAGCACCGTTTCCAGTATTTCCACCACCTCCGCCGCCACCACCACGAGTCACGCTTGATCCTGAAATGGTAGACGCTACTCCTGCTCCACCAGCACCGCCATCACCTAATCCACTTACAGCGGCATTAACACCTACAGCACCAGCACCACCACCGCCCGATCCTGACGATGCGGGTGATGTACCAGCACCACCAGCGAAACCTTGGTTTGAAGTTCCAGCGGCGGCTGGGTCTGTTTCAGCTTCTCCTGCTCCACCACCAGAACCACCCGTTCTACCAGGATGTCCACGATCACCTGGATATTGATAACCACCGCCACCGCCCCCGCCAACACTTGTAATACTTCCAAAAACTGAATTAGCACCATCACCGCCGTCAACTGCTCCTGCGCTTGCTTCACCAGCAGAACCGCCAGCACCAACAGTTACGGTGTAATCTTGAATTGCCGCCGTTAAACCAGTTTCGCTAGAGCCTCCGCCTCCGCTAGCTTCAGAGTTCCACGAGGCACGATATCCGCCCGCACCACCACCGCCGCCCAATCCATCGCCCGTACCAGACCCACCACCGCCTCCAGCGATAACGAGATAGTCAAGAACATTGTCCGCAACGCCAAGAGTGTTGACTGATAGAGTTCCAGATGCTGTGAAGGTATGAATTGCGTAATCGCCATCAAAGGTGACCGTGCCACCAGAAGCTTCTAAGAATTTCTTTTGATAGTGATAGCGAACTATGACGATACCAGAGCCACCTGCTCCTCCATTATTTAAATGATAGCCACCTCCACCGCCGCCTGATCCAGTATTTACAGTACCAGCTTCACCATTTGTGCCTGTTGCGTGACCATCACCACCGCCCCCTGAACCACCAGAAATTGTTGCTGGTGCGCCAAGATTCTGACCAGCACCGCCGCCGCCAGCACGAGTAGTAGCTGTAAAATTTATGTTTGACGATAAACCCGCACCACCCGTTCCTCCAGAACCAACGCCGCCAACCGTTCCTACAGCCCCTGCACCGCCACCACCACCGCCTCGTCCACTTGAGTCCGTTCCAGCAATACCATTACCACCAGCGTGACCTTGTGTTGGTGAGGATGCCGCACCTGCAGTACCGCCCCAAAAAGCACCGCCGCCACCAGAACCACCAGCACCAGCGGCTAATCCAGAAGACACGCTTTTTCCACCATTACCACCGCCAGTGCTAAGTATGGCAGGGGCAATACTAACTGTTGAACCCGCAGTTAAAGCTCCTACTTCAGTAAATCCTTCACCTGTTCCAGCGTTAGTGTGCCAAGATGCTAAAGCTTTATTAAAAACTATCAGCGGACTACCAGCTACAATAGCAGTTGATCCATCACTTCCTGGATCAACAGGAACTCCATCTATACTTATAAACAACGCTCTGTTAGAGGCTTGACTTAAATCAAGGTATGTATTGTCAAAAATAAGATCGGCTACGTCTGCATTTAAATAATTTGAAGGCGTTTGACTTGCGCCCATGTACCAATTGTCCATCGTCCAATCAATTGTGGCATCTACATTTGTCGTGCTTGTTTTACTTGAAACACCATCGACATACACATGTTGAGAAGTTCCATTAAACGACATCATCACATGATGCCAGTAACCGTCTACTAAAATCGTTGCCGTGGTGTTAATGTCACATCTTTTAGAGCCACCACCCGTAGCCTCTAGGTGTATTTTGTTGTCAGTTCCAATGTACGTTTCTAAAAGACCATTTAAATTATTTAAAATAGTTTGTTTACTTCCAGCCCCACCATTACGTTTTATCCAAAACGATATAATTGCATTTTTTGTATCAGCATTTCCAGTGAGGTCTGCACCTCTTTGTAACGTATCGTTAGTGCCATCAAAATTAACAGAATTTGGAGCGTAAGATGACGTAATTAATCCAAATGATGAATTAGAACCAGCTACAGCATCACCTGATTGGGTAATACCTCCTGCACCGCCAGCACCTATCGTAACGGTGTAACTCCCAGCGGCAGATGATAAAGTTGCTTCCGCCGCTCCGTTACCGCCTGTTAGTTCTCCAACTGTGCTGTTACGATAACCGCCAGCACCACCGCCGCCCATACAGGCACCTCCACCGCCGCCAGCGATGACAAGGTATTGAATAGGAACTCTTTTATCGGCAGGGATTGTAAATGTGCCAGATGCCGTGAATGTATGTATTTTATAGTTGCCTACTGTAGTGATTGAATTGCCACCAGTAGCGGCTTCAAGTGTTGGTCCGTAACTTGCTATGACTACACCTGAACCGCCATCGCCACCTTTTGCTCCACCTGATCCACCCCCGCCAGAGCCTGTATTGACTGTTCCATCGCCACCTGCTGTTGATCCTGCTCCCGCATTTCCTCCACCGCCTGTTCCACCAGAACCAGCGGGGCCGTTAAAGCTAGTTCCTCCACCGCCACCTGCTCGTGTAACAGATGAACCAGAAATTGTAGAAGCTACTCCGTTACCGCCAGCACTACCGCTGGCTCCGTTTGCACCAACTGCTCCTGCACCACCTCCGCCTCCACCACGATCAGCGTTTGCGCCTGTCGTTCCCGTTCCATTACCACCTGCAAATCCTTGATTTGTTGTTCCAGCACCCACAGAACCACCTGTTGATCCAAGTCCACCGCCTGAACCACCACTACGACCAGCAGTTCTTAGATGGTTAACTCCACCTCCGCCGCCTATTGAAGTAATGCTACCAAATACACTGTTTGCGCCATCTCCTCCATCTGGCGCACTAGCACCTGCACCGCCAGCACCAATTGTAACGGTGGTGTTTGAAACACCTAAAGTTAATGGAGTCTCAGCGGAACCTCCGCCTCCAGACGCTTCGCCATTAAAAGAGCTTCTGTAACCGCCAGCACCGCCACCACCTGATGTAGACGATCTTGGGCCACCACCTCCTCCTGCAATGACAAGATAACTGACAACAATTTCACCAACTACAACAGCAAATGTACCACTTGAAGTAAATGTGTGGGCGATATTAAGACCAGCACCTGTAATTGTATTACCACCTGTGGCAAAGACATCGACACCACCAGATGATGATATACCACCTTGCATTGAATAAATAGAGGCGAACATTATTGTAAGGCTTTCACAGTCAAGAGTGAGAATCCGTTTGCTTTAGTTAGATAGAAAAAGAAATCATCTCCGTTAGTTGTACTGATGTCATCACCATCGACCAATGTGAAACCAGAAGTAGTGATTGTCCCAGCAGAAGCGTTGTTTGTGTATTGAATTATTACTGCACAATCATCTGTTGTCGGAGCTAGTGTGTGTGCGCCACCATTAATAGCTCTCTGAATGTTACCATCGTCTTGATCTGGCGTATAAGTGCCAGACGATTTAGTACCAGCATCGTGTACGGTTGTTGAAAAACCAGCGGTAAGATTATCTGCAACGTCAGCTTTCAAAGTGTCTGCATCAAAAGCCTGTACGTCAGACCCTATTGCTACGCCAATAGAAGTTCTAAGTGTAGCTCCACTTTCTGCAACTGGATCAGTTGTACCGTCACCAACGATCATTTGTCCATCGGTCAAGACGGCCATTGCAGTAATAGCTCCTGTGCCTGATCCTAGAAGAACACCGCCATCAGTTAGAGTAGAAACTCCTGTACCTCCATCAGCTACAACTAGATCAGTAATACCTGTTATTGATCCTCCTGTAATGGTAGCGGATGCTGTAGAAAATCCTCCTAACACTAAACTGTTAGCAAAAAAACTAGCTACCACTGCTCCACTTCCTGCTCCATCACAATAAACAAGGTCTGCAGCTCCATTAGCAATAGTTATATTCGCTCCAGATCCTTGAGTAAGAATAACGCTATAAGGTCCACTAGATCCTGAATCGGTAGTTGCGTTTATTATTAAAAAATAAGCTGCCGTAGTATTAGGGGCTATTGTAACTGTATTATTTCCACCTAAAGCACCTGTAAATTTAAGTACTCTAAACATTCCGTCTTGAAGGTTTTCTGTACCTGATCCAGGGGAAGCTTCTCGAACGGTTAGAGTGTGGGTAGTTCCTGAAAGAGCTACAGATTTATATGAAGCTATTCTATCCAGAATGTCGTAATTAAAATTTGTTGTCGTACCCCACGAACCTGACTGTTCGCCAGTGGCGATTTCCTCAAAGCCGTAGTTTGTTGTAAATGATGATGCCAT